CTCTCCTCTCCTACTTCGAATGTAGGCGCACTCACTCGAATGCTTTATGAACTGGGTATGGCTTTTTATATTAGTCTGCCATGACTACTTCCCTATGTCGCTAAACATAGAGGGTGTCTGTGCTGTATCTCGAAACAGCTATCGGGAGGTCTTACCCTTCCACGCTAACAACGCCATTGTCTTCAACCGGGAAATTTCGCTATAAAAATAGTCACAAACATAAGGGTTGATAAACAGTTCTAAACGCTGTCCGGTAGTGATTGCTATCACAAAAAGGCACAATATTCTTATTCACCCATGTGCGGGCATACCATAACTGGCAGAAGTGAGCTGGAAATATAGCTAGAACAACTATGACCAGATCTCACCCTACGTGGGCTACAGCTGATGTTCTCTTTACTCATAGAACATCCAAGTCGAGTGCCCAACAGGGCTTCTGAGAGAATAATTTTCTCTCCAGACTTCCGAAATAACGGGACGCATTTTTGCGTCTTCAGAGGCATTCTCTGGCATTCTATACAGGGGTATAGAGCGTGGGAACAGTGGTATTTATATAATAAAAGAGGGCTTATCACACTCAATATAAATCTGAGTCGTCCTTCGCTTATTAATATCCCACAGCGAGGATGTCTGTCTTATCCAAGGTGAAAAACTTACCTTGCTGGATTTCTTAGACTATAGCTCTATAATCTAATACGTCGCTTCCCTCTCCGTCACCAACCTTACAGTAGAGATCTTCATAAATGCTGTCATCTACTTCTTCATGTAACACCTTGTCTCGGTCCAGCTTGAATTACTGACTCGTGAGATTATCACCCCTCTCTCTAAAAAAAGTTTTTGACAACGGGGTCTTCAGATAATCTAATATACCTGAAACGAAACACAAGTATGATCCAGCTAAAAATATAGAGTTGGCTACAGATTCCTTCAGCTTCTAAAGATTGCCGAGCATCTCAGAACGCTTGCATTTTACGTAAACGTCTGAGGAAGAGTGAGGTTATATACATAAAATCCTCTTCAAATTCCTGAAGAGCTTTACGCCATATAGTGCGTCATATGTTCCCAAAAGGGAAAGGATGGAAAAATTGTCTTCACTCATGGCCATTCCCTTTGATATTTGGCCCAATCCATGGATCTAACTAGACCCTTAACTATAAACCGTCCAATACTATGTCTCATAAGCTTACTTCAGAGCTCTGTCAAAGACTAGTAGACAGTCATCTCCTACTACATACAGGAGGTAATCTGTTATTCCTGCCTTGTGCATGATATAACGTTTATACAGTATGACTCGCAAAGAATTTCCGAATGTGGTCCTTGTTGGATGACCGGAGAATACTGTACCGTGTAAGGTTCCTTTTAAAAATGCCACTTTTCGCTTGCCCACTTTAACTGTAGACTCAAATTTTGCATCTAAATCGTAAAGAAAAGAATACAAATATTCATTTTCTTCACTTGTGAAGTTATATTGGGCAGTAAGCTTGGTGAAGGTCATAGCTATGACATATTAATCAATGGTGATCACCCAAGCATTTTAATTGGAGTCGTGGCTGCTGCCGTCATCGGTAACGAAGATTTTATTGCACACTGAGCCTATGTCTTCAGTCATTTTCTTCTCTCTCTTCGTTATGTTCAGTTCCCCGGCATATTAATTATTCACCACCTTCAGGTGCCTCTTGAGTACTTAAGCGTACCATCCACCAAATACTTTAACTATATCCTTAGGGTCAAATATGCATCTTGCCCTGTTACTCTTGCCTGACCTGTCTTCGCCAGGAGCTAAGTTAAAATATTCACCTGTTTTTGCAATCTCGGTGTAAGTGATGTCTTCTCTTTCTCCCTGGAGGAATGCCTCCCAGGCTTTTCTATACTTCCTTGCCTTAACATTATCTGCTTCTGCTACGTGTTACAAATAGTCTTCTATTGTGTAGTCGAGTGGAGTAGAATTCACGCTCTTTATTAATTCTTGTAGCAGTGTGTCTTTTAGGCAAAATTTAAGGAAGTCATCCACGACCTTCAGGTCTGGGAGAGCTTTGGACGCTGACTATCGCCCTATCATGGCTCCTATACGGTTTCGGAAGCAATTACCATAGGTAGCTAGGTGAGTACGCATCTAGAGCGTACCATATATATCCTACTTTGTGAACTGCTGACTACAAGTACAGAATTCATCTAACTACTCTATCTCTTCTGGGCCACCCTCTATGATCTTGCCGTCCTTAGGGTTTATGATTTTGAAGTACGGCATTGAGAAAAATTTCGTATCCTTTGGTCTAGGAACTTGGGTCTGACTTCGTGACAAGTCTATGTTGTCAGCCCTTCGCAATATCCTTAAGCACACATTGATCTAGCCTAAGTCAATGCTGCCCAAAACATACCGGCTGCTACTGCTGCGTATCCCATCGCTAATGCGATGCTCTTCCAGTATATGAATCCCAACCTTTTGCCTGTGGTTCTATACTGCCATTAAAAGGCCAAGTTATCATCGAAGTTCGCGAACCTGTCATTCTACTCAGTTTGGTGTTTCTAACGGTTTTACAACATCATAAAAGTATGATTGTAATCGTGTTAGATTTCTCCAAACTAGTCATCCAGCATTCTAGACTTATCTGTCACCTTAAAATAGGGAGTTCCTGCTCTGAGCACCTTCATTATCTGAATGTCCCTTGCGACTTGGTTCACGCATGGATAAGATAACGCTACCTCTGTGAGTTCTGAAACTATCTGAGGGCGCAACCATTAAAACTCTGAGGTGTCTATCACTTCTTGAGGACAAAGCTCAAAGTCCTCACTCAACCTGAGGTTATGGCCAACTTATCGGTACTCTCTATCTTGGACGTCCATGTGCATGAAGGGCTGTATTCTCACCGTCATCCTCACGTTCCTACAGCCTGGCCTGATTAAGGTCCCCATGGTTGTAAGTTGAGCTATCTTCTTAATGTAACTCGGCTAGTCCACGACAAAATATCCCTCAGAGTTGTATAGGGAGTATTGGTTGCTATCCTTCAAATCTACCCACATGATTGGACTATCAACCAACTCTTTTAAAATCGAGTAACACAGGCAAAAGAAACTACCGTTGGACCCAATCCTTTCGGCAGGAAGCTTATCTGAGTGGAGGTATTGATACAACTGAGCTCCAGCTTCGTTCACAGTATCGCTGTAATTCGCTTTCTGTGGGGCTTAAGTGGTAGAGAGTTCTGGTTTTGCCTTCTCTGCTACCGCAATCATCATAGGATTATTCCTGATAGAGACTTGATCCTCGAAACTTAAGTCATAATCCGATAAATCAAATTCCTTCTCCTTTGGGATCTTTATTTCAGGTCTTTCCTCTTTAAACCTTGGAATCTCCAACTCAACCCTACTCTCTCTAACCTCAAGTTTTTCTTGTCTTGGGGCTTCCTTCTAAGGCTTCTGCTCTTCATGCACAATACACAAGGAATTCGGGTTGATAAAAGCGTGATCTGTGTCGCCTACTGGTGCGACTAAAATATCATACTCATCAGGGAGAGTATCTACATCAACATCAGGACTTAAACGAATATACACTAATTTGTGTTTCGCTAGTGCCTGCAAAAATTCAGGCTCCGTCTGCTTACTTAGACCTATCATGCCATTAACTAATGGCATCCCTGGATAGAGAGTTTTTGAAAGTGAAATCACTTCCTCTCTAGTAAAACTTTCGACCTCTGCTCGAGGGTAGTAAAAATTTAACAATGCGGTTGAGACGCATAGTCCAAAATCATCCTTCTTCTTCTTAAAAGATGGGGCTGACATAGCCTTGAAGAAAGTGTTTTTAACTTGGACTTTTAATGGAACAAATCTCCTATTTTCTCTATCAACAACAAAAGATTGTTTACATCCAACAACTTGAATCTGATGGTAGGATTTCAATGGTATTTTACCTTCCATTATGTTCTCTTTCAGTCCTTGCGCATATCTAGCGAACTAAGGAGTAAAGGAAGGACATATTAAAAAGTAAAATGCACATAAAAATAATAACAAACAGAAAGACACAGCAAATGTTGTGCCGAAGTAGGATAGGGAGAGTTAGACGGAGAATAATGTTATATACAAGAAAGGAATTAATATGGATACAATTACAATAAAATAAGTAGAAATAATAATAATACAGTAGTTATAAACAAATAAAAATAGTAGTAAAATTGGAAAAATAATGTTATTGTTTGATTAGTATAAAATAAAAATAAAAAAGAGTTAAATAGTAGTATAGGCGTTCTTCCTGAGTGCTGCATAAAATAAGTTATAAATAATTTAAATTATATTATATAAAAAGGCAGGAGAGGTATAACAAACTGACACGGAATTCATGGCGGTATTGAGAGTAGTTGTTTCGTACTACGGCCGATTTACTCTAGTAACAGTCTAGCGAACATAATGATCCTGAGGGAGCGGCGGGTTTCCCCGGGCGTGTTTATCTTGGTTGCTAACCTTCGACTCACGCTTTAGCCACACTTGCTTAGCTCATGCATTTTGTTTATAGTCGTAAATTTTTATCTGTCTTCCCTTATCCCGCTAGGGGGGAACAAGCTCCCGCCAGGGAGTGAAACAAACTGAGTCACTTGACTCAGGCAAACGATTTTTAAACCTAACACACTAACAGCCTCCATGTGACCTGATAATAGAGTGCTCAATTGCGGAAGAAACCCCAGAGCCCTGTTGCCCCGAAGTTTTCCTCCCTTTTGAGTTACCCTCTATTAGGGCTCAGCACGCGCATTTCTTTGCGTACTTGACACAAACCTTGTCAGGTTGTATCGCCCATTCCCCCTTTCAATACCACTACGTTCTATGAACCTCGTGTTTGTCTAGGAGATCTTCACCTCGATGATCCTTCTGTCCGAACTAATCCGACTTAGTCTAAGTTGATTCCTCTAGAGGTTATTCTCTGGTTCGCAACTTAGACCTCC